AATGGATATACTTTTTATTTATCCTTAGCCGAAGTAAATACATCAAATAGCTATACCAGTGCAAATATTGTAACTTACAGAGTTCAAGCTACTGATAACAATACTGGCGTTACTAAAACAATATTACAACAGCCATTTGTTTCAATTTATACTGCAAATAGAACTTCTGAGCCATTTTTATATGCTCAGAAAACAGATGTTCAGTGGCAGCTTTCTACTAGCACATCTACCCAAATTGCAGCCGGAGTTATTATTTCTGGCAAATTAGTTAAAAACCAAGGCGAATACATAGGTTATTAATTATGGCTAAGTCTCCTGCATGGCAGCGTAAAGAAGGTAAAAGTCCTACCGGTGGTTTGAATGCCAAAGGTAGGGCTTCTGCTAAAAAGCAGGGTATGAATTTAAAGCCACCTCAACCAGAGGGTGGATCACGCAAGAAATCATTTTGCGCCCGGATGGAAGGTCATAAGAAGAAAAATACCAGTGCAGAAACAGCTAAGGATCCTAATAGTAGAATTAATAAATCTTTAAAGAAGTGGAAATGCTGATGGAAGCGCTTATGCAATTTTGGAATGTACTGTTAACTATTGTGGTCGGTGCTATTGGATTTTTTGTTAAAGAAAAGTTTAATGATTTAGATCGTGTAACTATTTTGGTTAATAAAACCCGTGAAGAAATGGCCCGTGACTATATTACTAAGACCGAAGTACGTAGTGACATGGAGCAGATTATTTCAAGGTTTGATAAGCTAGAAGCTAAATTGGATCGTTTTATAGAAGGACATAAATAATGCCATACGAAGAAACAGGAAGCCAAAAGGCTAAACGTGAAGCTTATATGAAGGCCAACAAAGAGCGTGGTATTCGTCAAGAAGCAGAACGCGATTACAAATTGTTTGGTACAACAGAGCAAAATATTCCAGCGCTTGACACCATGGGAAATCCTACTGGCATGAAAAAGGGTGGTAAAGTTGGATCTGCTTCTGCTCGTGCCGATGGAATTGCTCAACGCGGCAAAACTAAAGGACGCTTTGTATAATGCCAAGTGTCTCTAAAAAGCAACACAATTTGATGGAAGCGGTTGCGCATAATGCGAAATTTGCTAAAAAAGTAGATATCCCTCGCTCTGTCGGTGAGGATTTTGTAAAAGCCGATAAGGGCAAATCTTTTAAAAAGGGTGGTGTCATGGAAAAGACAAAAATGTTTAAAGAAAAAGAAACAATGGGTCCACGCTCTATGTCCAAGGATGTAGAAGCTGGTTCAAACAAGCATCGTAAATTCGGTCAATCTGATGTCCAAAAACGTGGATTGACACGCGGTAAAAACTTGGGCGATTCAGGAAAAATTGAGCCAATTGAAACCGAAAAGAATATCCCTTCATTTATGAAAGAAATGAAAAAAGGCGGTAAGGTTAAAAAGATGGCTGCAGGTGGAATGACTAAGTTCCCAGTAGAAAAAGGCGAAATGGCTCCTTCAAAACAAGGCGTTCGTCCACATGGAGAACATCCAGATCAATTAAAAGGGCATACACGCGGAATGAACGCTAAAATGGCTGGTAACGATATCGGTAATGGCGCTCCTGTTAATACCAAGAAAAAAGGTGGTATGGTCAAGAAGATGGCTTCTGGCGGTACTGCATCATCCCGTGCTGATGGTATTGCACAAAAGGGAAAAACCCGCGGTAAATATTGCTAATAAAGGAAATATTATGAAAATGGATCACCCACCAATCTCTAAAGATATACAAGCTGAAGAGCATATGATTCACCCAGAGCATATGGAAAAGTATCATGGCGGCGACGGACACGCTCAACACCACGAGCATTTCAAGAAACACGCTGCTGGTCACAAGTTGCACCACGAACACGTTAAAGCAATGTGTGGCGGTGGTTATGCTAAGGGCAAGAAGTAATGAAAGCTAGTCGTGGAATGGGCGCAATTAGCCCTTCCAAAATGCCTAAGAAAAAGGTTATCCAGCGTACGGATAATCCGAATGATGTTGACCTTTATGCAAAAGGCGGCGAAGTTTGGGATAAACCACGTCCAAAAGGATTAGGTAAACCAAAGAAGATGTCTTCTGAAAAGAAAGCTAAAGCTAAAGCAATGGCTAAAGCAGCAGGCAGACCTTACCCAAATCTCGTTGACAATATGAGAGCTGCAAGGAGCAAATGATGGCAGAAAAATGGATACAGAAGGCTATTAAAAAGCCCGGTGCATTAAAAAAAGAATTAGGCGTTAAGGAAGGCAAGACTATTCCTGCTAAGAAACTAGCTGCGGCGGCAAAGAAACCCGGCAAACTAGGGCAGAGAGCTAGATTGGCTGAAACCCTTAAAGGCATGAAGAAAAAATAATGGCATATACAAGCGGTAATTCTACTTTTAATTTAGATTTAACTGAATTGGTGGAAGAGGCATTCGAAAGATGTGGCTCGCAGTTACGCACTGGATATGACCTTAAAACTGCCAAGCGGTCTATCAATTTATTAACGATTGAGTGGGCTAATCGCGGTATTAACTTTTGGACAGTAGAAGAAATCTCTATCCCGCTGGTATATGGTCAAGCTATATATCCAGTTGGCGCTGATACGATTGATATTTTAGACTTGGTTACTCGCACGAATAATGCTAGTTCATCTAATCAGCAAGATATTAACCTCAATCGTATTTCAGAGTCTACTTACTCTACGATACCTAATAAGCTGACATATGGTCGCCCAATTCAAGTTTGGTACAACCGTCAGACTGGCAACTCTAATATTTATTCTGGCGTAAGTTTGGCGGCTACCTTGACCCCATCAGCTACCACAATTACCCTTACCTCTACATTTAATATGCGGTCAACTGGTTTTGTGCAGATTGATAACGAAATTATTGGATATGTCAATATTTCAGGAAACCAGCTTTTAAACTGCTACCGTGGACAGTACAATACTACAGCAGCATCACATAATGTAGGAGCGGCGATTTACGACCAGCAATTACCGAGCTTGGCAGTATGGCCTACCCCAGACAATTCAACGCCGTATACGCTCGTTTATTGGCGTATGAGACGGGTTCAAGACTCTGGTACTGGTGTATATGTTCAAGATATACCATTTCGTTGGATTACCTGCTTGGTGGCTGGATTGTCTTACTATTTGGCAATGAAGCTACCTAATATGGATATTCAGCGCGCAATGGGTTTAAAAGCCGAGTACATGGAACAGTTGCAACAGGCTATTGAAGAAGATAGAGAAGATGTATCAATTAGATTTGTGCCTCGTAATTTGTTTTATTCGAGGTAAGTATGCCAACTAAGTATGCATCAGCCAAACACAGTATTGCTGAATGTGATAGATGTGGTCAAAGATATAAGTTAGTAGAATTAAAAAAGCTAACAATCAAGACCAAGTTGGTCAGCATTAAAGTGTGTCCTGAGTGTTGGGATCCAGATCATCCGCAGTTGCGTTTGGGTATGTATCCGGTTAATGACCCTCAGGCGGTTCGTGAACCAAGACCTGATATTAGTTATTATGCGTCTGGACCAAGTGGCTTGCAGGTGCAGCAGGGCGGTGGAACAAATGTTTCGCAAGCCGGTTACCCAGAAGGCGGAAGTCGAGTTATACAGTGGGGCTGGTATCCAGTAGGTGGTTCTAGTGGATATGATAGGAAGCTTACTCCTAATTATTTAGTAGGCAATGGTAATATTAACTCAGTAACAGTAACAACAACTTAGGAGTAAAAAATGGCAAAGATGGAATCCAAAAAAGAAGACATGAAACAAGACAAAGCTATGGCTGATAAAGAAATCAGAAAAGCAATAAAAGAACACGACGCTCAAGAGCATCCCGGAAAACATACCAAGCTAAAACTCAAAAAGGGCGGCATGGATGTTAAGAAGATGGCTAAGGGTGGCGTAACTCAGTCTAATTTACGCAGCATGGGTCGCAATATGGCTCGTGTAGCTAATCAGAAATCTAGCTCAAGAGGTCGTTAATATGGCAACCGCAAAAAATATAAAGCCTACTACCAAAAATTCTTCTAAATTGGTGGTTGGTAAAAATCGTGATGATAAACCCGCTAGTGCCTATGCTGCACCACATACAATGGCTGGCAAAGCTGTTGATGGCACTGAAGTTATGAAGGATGGCGAATACGGTAGAACCAAGTCAGCCAAAGACGCATCTATTAGCGATCCATTAACAAATGGCGTTGCATATGGTACTGGCAAGGTAAAAACCGAAGGTCTTGAAACTCGCGGTAATGGTGCTGCTACCAAAGGCCGTATTGCTCGTGGACCGATGGCATAATGAATTACGAAACGCTTGTAAATAACATACAGACTTACGCTCAAACAAGCGAAACAACGTTTGTAGCAAATATTCCCTTCTTTGTTGAAGAGGCGGAACTTCGTATTTACAATGCGGTTCAGATTCCATCATTACGCAAGAACGTCACAGGCACATTCTCATATGGAAACCAGTATTTAACTTTGCCGTTTGACTGGCTTTCCACTTATTCGATTGCTGTCGTTGACTCAAGCGGAAACTACACTTACCTACTTAACAAAGATGTTAACTTTATCCGTGAAGCGTACCCCAATAATGGCTCGTCTAGCTGGAGTTTACCTAAGTACTACGCTATTTTTGGCAATTCTATTACTAATTACAATCAGCTAACCGCTATTGTCGGCCCAACTCCTGACCAAAGTTACAGCGTAGAACTCCATTATTTCTACTATCCAGTATCCATTGTTCAGGGTGTTGTTGCTACTTTGAATGCCTCATTCACCGCTGGTACATTATATAGCCCCGGCTTATACCAAAATATCCCACTAACTGGTGGATCGGGTTCTGGCGCAACTGCGGATATCTTAGTTAATGGTAGCGGTAATGTGTCATCCGTTACATTACAAAATGGCGGTAGTTTCTATCAGGTTGGGGATGTACTTAGCGCAGCAACCTCTTCTATTGGTGGAACTGGATCAGGATTTACCATTTCTGTAGCAACTACCAATAATCCTACTGGCACTAGCTGGCTTGGCGACAACTACGATCCCGTGCTGTTTTATGGTGCTATGCGGGAAGCTATGCTTTTCCAAAAGCAGGAGCAGGATATTATTAAGTATTACGAAGATAAATTCCAAGAAGCTCTCAACGAAATGAAACGTTTAGGCGATGGCTTAGAGCGTGGTGATGCATACAGAGATGGTCAAACCAAGTTAAAGGTTAATACATAATGCCAATCGTCCAAGGCCAGACCACTTTATTTAAAGCCAATATTTTGTCGGGTTTAGAGAACTTTACCCTAACTTCCCCTTATACCTACAAAATAGCCCTTTATAACGGGAATGCCAATCTAAACAATACCACCACAGCCTATACCACTACCAATGAAGCTACAGGGTCAGGATATACGGCTGGCGGTCAAATATTGACAATATCTAACCCCCCAACCCAAGATACCACGAATAATATAGCGTACATCTCATTTAATAATGTGACTTGGAATGGTAGTATTTCCGCTAATGGTGCATTAGTATATAATAGCACTACTGGGGCGGCTTGCTTTATTTTGAACTTTGGTAGCACAATTACCAGTTCAAATACGTTTACCGTTACTTTCCCAACGGCAACATCAACCACAGCAGTATTAACAATTAGTTAGGAGTTTTAAATGGAAAAATCGAATTATGGTGATGTCAGTACTGCTACTGTTACCCGTGGCGCTGGCTCTAATGATGGCTTTGGCGTACAAGGCTATTATGATGTAAAGTGTTTTGACAGCGAAGGCAATTTAAAGTGGGAAGAAAAAGCTCCTAACTTAGTAACTGCTGTAGGTAAACAATCTTTATTTGACTACTACTTTGGTACAACTGGTACTGGTGGCGGTACAGCTTCTGGCGCAAACTATCTTGG